ACAGTTACAGCAGTAACTTTACCATTAGAAATAGTCGCTGTTGCAGTGGCATTACCGCCAATAACTACTGTAGGCGCAGATGTATATCCTGAACCACCCTCAGTTACCGATATACTCGCGACTTTCTTATAGTATGAAGGTATAGTCATCTATCAGTCTTGCACATTAGCAATTGCAGTTATTGTTAATCCTTGTGGAATATTAGCAGCAGCATTGGCGGCACTTGTATCATCCAGCGCCAACACAGTGTTTCTTGCAGCAAATGGAAAGACTGGTCCCGTCGACAGTGCAGTTGTAGAAATAAATCCTGAAGTCAAAATATCGGGAGAGTATCCATAAGGTTCGACATAAAACCTTAATTCGTTTTCAGTGCCACTTAGTGTATCAATTGCTAACTGTGGAATTGTTACCACGCCGTTGATATAGTCAATAGATCCAACATCTGACAGTATTATGGCATCATCAGAAACCCGTCTCATTACTAGTGATCCAAGTTCTTCCCTCGTACCCACATTTCCGTCAGTTATATAAACTTCGTACGGCGCTCCAGTAATTGTTGTTGTAAAGTTTGTTGTTCTGAACGCTCCATTTTCAAGTTCGAAATTGAAATATACTTCATATTGCTCAGCGACACCAATGATCACAGGAAGTCTTCTGTGCACACTAAGTTGTATGTTATTGGAATAGATTGACTTTGTTGTGCTCGTCACCGCAGAACTCAACTTAGAATAATAAAAATTCTTTTGGAGTTTATTCAAGTTACTAGAAAAGAAATTATTTACGACCGTTCTAATTTCCGATTCGATTCTCGATGAGGTCAACGTAGTTATATTCTTATCGTAATTTGCAGTGATGTTCAATCCAATATACGTTGTTATTGGATCAACATATTCTGGTTGGATTGAAACCACGCTTCTCGGACGAATAATATCTCTACTAATAATATCTTTATCTGCTTGTGATACAATAGATCCTGGTTGAGGTTGAATTGAAATAAACACTTTACCATAAATTGGCGGAATATTTTCTTCACCACCCCAAACTGTTAGTGAATTGATATTACTAAATCTGGATTTAATAAGTGCTTCGTAATCATTAGAGGTGACAGCACGATTTTTAGTTGCATTAAACTTTGGCGCATTAAAACGAACGCTGTCAATTGATTGCTTTTCCTGTCCGCCAGTTGATGAATTGATGGGATAGATGTTCTTTATTTCCCCCGATCCAGTAAAATTACCAGATGCAGTGAATGAAGAAATATTGTTTGCCGATAAACCATTAGTTACGATGTAGTCAATGTTAACAATATTACCAACCGCAAGTGATGCGCCAATAATATCGTCTCCGAATCTTACTTCATATAGACCAGCTGGACCTTCTTCAACAAAGAACCCTCTAGTTGTTGAAGTGACATCAAGAATCTCATCATAAAAATTCCAAGAACTTGTAGTGATGTTTGTTGAAGATTCTTGCACTCTGACGCGAATAGTTGTTGTGTCAATATTCTGATTAGGAAGAACGAATGGTCCAGATTTATTAGAAAGATCAACTACGAATCTATTGGAAACTCTCTTTCCTTCAATCAGATCCATAGTATAACTAAACCCTGTTTGCCCCGTTTCCAGAGTTACCAATCCTGAATAATAATCTTCTCTTGGATAAAACGTATATGTTTTATTTCCAATTTTTGCGGTAAATGGTGAGTCCCTTGAAATAGTCAACCCTGTATTGGTGTAAGAATCTGGTGGATCTATTTCAAATGTTACGTTTGCAACTGCTGCTCTTCTAGAGGTTGGAGTATAACCAAGAGTCTTTGCAATAGATACAACTGAATTTCGTTTGACTGCACTATCAAGAAACATTTCGTTTGCAAGAAAGTGTGCAAGAGTTCCGTTATAGTGAGTGTTATATGCGAGAATGTCTACAAGAACAGAAAGACCTGATGCCTCGAAGTTGTAGTCTGCAAATTCTTCTTGCGAAGAAAGAAAGGTTTTTAGATTTTGTTTAATCGTTTCAAAATCTAATTCTGTTACTTCTAATTGCGCCATTATCGAGTTCTCTTTAATATTGTTGAAAATGTCACTGGGTCTCTAACACCCACCACATAGAAATATATTGATACTCTGAATGAGTTTTCATCATATAAAGGAACCACAGTAACTTCTTGTGCTCTCACTCGAGGTTCATACTGACTGATCAGCAATTCTAGTCTGAGTTTTAAAGAATTGGCAGATGGTACATCTATATTCTCAAACAACATACCATAAACAGGAGAACCCAATTTTGGTTGAAACGGTCGTTCATAAAAATTTGTCAGGATCAAAGTTTTTAATGCCTGTTTGACAGCATCAACATCATACTTCTTGGAAACGTCACCCGTATTTGGATGCGCCAAAAAGTTTAGGTCAATATCCGAATAGATTCTGTTTATTGCTTTCGTGGTCATAATTCTATTTATAATGTTTTTTGATCATGTCATAACAAACCCAGTCATAGAGGCACTTAACCCTTTATTTACTCTTTTGGGTTTGCTGCTGTTACTTCCCACCATGCTAAACTTTTGCCCTCTTACTGCACCTTGTTGATTGACAACTCCAACGTGAACCCAATAATTAGGCTGCCCACCGTTTTCAAATATGATTTGGTCCATTCCTGGGCAGTTTCGCGCAATCCATTCTGCTAATTGCATATGCGCTCGACCATCAGCCTTTTTACCTGGAATTCTAAGATCTACTGCTGCTCCAATCGGATGCGCAGAAGTATTGCCGCTGTATTGTCTATATCCTGAATTTATGATGAGACCAGGAAATTGTTTTCTAGCAGGTTCAACAACGTTGACCAAAATGCATCTCATATTTGCCAGAATGTCAACAGTTCCCCACCTACCAAATGGAACAATGCTGCTAGATTTGGATTCCACTGTTTGCATAAACTCTTTTAATGTATAGTTTGGCGACAACTTAAACGACATGTCAGGACGTTTCGGATTCATTGCTGGAATTGCAGGCAACCCACTATTCGCGCCTCCACATGCAGCAGGAGGTTTAGATTGGAATGGACCTGCGGCCTCGGAACCACCAGATGAATTTGACGGATCTACTCCATTTTCGGTCGAACCATCCGTTGATTGATTACCTTCTCCTTGAGCACAATCAGCAGAACTGTGGTCACTGTTTGTACCTTCTGAATCAAGTTCACCACCGTCTGTTGCGACGTTCGAGTCACCCCCTCCGCCTCCACCGCGATTACTTGTATTACTAGCACCTACTCCTGCAGAACTTGCTGGTGCAGATCCCTTTGATACAGAAACTGGAAGTTCGAGAGGAACTGGTTTCGAGAGTGGAGCAACCGATGCACAATCTGCCTCAACAGCAGAAGTGGCGGAAGCAGGAGCAGTTACAGAAGCAGATGTCGGACCAGATATAGGAAGATCGTGAGTGCTTCCGCCATTGGTACCAGTATCAGTTCCAGTTGCTCGAAGATTTGTGCTACCAGCATTCAGCGTGGAGACATTTGCAGTTGTAACATCAAGAGTTGGTGTATCAATAGGTGAAGACGCAACAAGAGGTGCCTTAAGATTGATATTTCCTGCACCTTCAACATTAACAGCAGCGCCAGATTTGTTATTGAATGCTCCCACAGATTCTTGGTTCATAACAGCAGCAGTCAACATATTCATGTCGCCTGCAGATTTTGCCTTGAAGACACCGTCTGTGCAGAAATTCATATCACCAGTGGATGTCGTATAACTTATACCTGAAATTTTGACATTAGAATTTGCCTTTGAGGTCATGTTATATCCACCAGTTGTTGTAATATTATAAGTACCAACAACTTCTTGCGTTAGTTTACCTTTGCTCCTCATCTCAATATCACCGACATTGTCGAGAGAGAAAATACCTTGGTTGCGAACAAATATGCCCTTACCTGCTGAAACAGCGATATGTCCACCAACGTTCAAATCTAAGTCATTATGGACATCAATTGATGCTTTACCGTGCATAGTAAGATTTGTGTCGCCTGCAATATAGACATTGCATGCTCCAGCAAGATGCACGTTTGCAGAACCTTCGATAAGAATATAACCATCATTGTCGTAGATAGTATATCCATCTCCTACAATCTTTGTAACTTTCGTCCCGTCTGGTCCAATCTCATCGAATGTTCCAGATCTATGCGCAAAGTTTAAACGCTCGGCGCCAGGAGTATCGTCGATTTCTAATGCGTGCCCAGATTCTCCACCAAATACTTTATTGTATGGGTATTGCGCTGCGTACGGTGATTCAGGTTGTGACCAAGTTGTTCCGTTTCTTCCCGCAGTTTTTACTTCACGTTTTCTAGATGCATTTCTTGCAGCAGGAGAAGCACCTGGAGAGGTTGATTTTCTATCACCTGCAGGGGATCTTGGATCAGCATTTATACTCGGAGAGTTAATCCCAACTGCTAATGTATTTGTGTCAGGTTTATTTACGCTTTCTTTTTTTGGATACTGATTGTTTGGATCTTGGAATCCTTTAGATGGATCTGATGGTATCACATCCGAATTAGATGGTTGATTTGTAGCATTAAAAGTCGCTTCACTGTTTCTACCAGCAGCAATTGCAGGAGATCCTTTATCTGGATCGCGAACTTGATCAAGATCTTCGCCTGCTTTTGGTGGCGATACATTGGCAGCAGGTGCAACAGGAACAACCGTCTTTTCAGTTGTCAGCGTTCCATCCGCTGTTGTGGTTGTTGTAACAACTGTTTTGCTTCCATCTTCATACACTGTGGTAACAGTGGTTGAAGATGTACCATCAGCATTCGAAGTTTCTTGTGCTTCTGTTGATGGTATATTTTTTTGATTTTCTAGTGGTTCGGTAACTACTAAGAAATTATTATTAATATCATTTTTCAGTGCTTCTAATGCTTCTGCTTCAGTTGCGCCTTGCTGTTGTGTAGAATACGCTTCTTTGACGGATTCAATATCCTTTTTATATCCACTGGCACCAGTAAAGTAATTAATAATTTGAGTGTATGTTAATGCAACCTTGGGATCGGTTATACTAACTTTTAATGCTGCAAGGTCATCTACTAAGTTGCTGATTGTTGTGCTCGAAAGATAACCATCTGTGTTTGTAACAGTAATAGACTTTATATTTAATCCATTAATTTTGACTGTAACAGATCCAGTGTTTCCACTCCAATATAAATTGATGGATCCAACCGATTTTATGACTTCTAATGGATTCTCTAATTTAGTTTTAGAAGATGCTTTAGAAAGTTGTCTGTCGAGTTGATCAATCAGAGAAGTTTTTAAAGAATTTCTATCTGATTCTGCCCCAGAACAAACAAGTTTGTTGGTCCCAACTAATACACCTCTGGCACTAAAGGTCGTCCCTTCAAGGAGATAGTCAATTTTATATCCAGTACCGCTCGAGGAAGCAGAAGATGCCTTGGGTTTTTCTGGTGGTGCAGCAGTTGCCACTTGCTCTGGTGAAGCAGCAGGTGGTGGTGTGTCGCTCTTCTGTGGAACTGCGTTTGGAGTTCCGTTATCTGTTGTTGTGCTCGCAGGAGCAGAGGCAGTTTCTGGGGTTGGAGTTTCTGATGTTGCTTCACTTGAAACGTTTGTTACTGCTGTAACATCTGGACTCTTTACTGGTTCAGGTTCTGGGAACGGTTTCTTCTCGTTTGCCGTTGCAGCAATCGCATTATAACCAATAGAATACCAATACTTTGATGAAATTCCATCAGTATTAATCTTTTCTCTGCCTGCTGCTAGACTGGTCGCAGCATCATAACTTTCACACAATGCAACTGTTAAGAGACCTGCTAATGACCGAACAGATTCTCTTCTCTTTTCTTCATCTTCCTCGTAGATCAAATCGTCTTCATCAAGAATTCTTGCTGTGAGGAAAAGTTTGTATGCGAATTCTAGATAATTATACGCCCAAGTATTCTGATCAACAATTGAATTTCGAACGAAATTGCTAATCGGATTACTGACGTTATGGTGTCTGATATAACTCGGAGGTTCATTGTTCAGAAGATAATACTGAACATTATTTCTTTCCTCAGTTCTTGGAGCAGCAAAATCTAATTCTGTATCATTTTTCTTTATTGATTCATCTGCATACGAAGATCTTCTCTCAGATTCATATGGACCATCACCGTGAAGTTTGAGTCCGCCCTGTGCCCAAGCAATGACTTCTTTGTCAATATATGCAGAATCTACAAGTTGCTGAATTGTTAAGCGATACGCACCGTATCTACCACGAGAATCCACTTTATTTGGTAGTGGTTTGCTGCCTGGAACTGGATAGATTTTATCTAACGCGATCGCAGACTCTGTTAGAATTTGGGCAATCTCTTTCCTAGAAAGTGGACCGATTTGTTTTCTTACAATAAGATAATTGTATTCGGACTTCGGATTAGTCTCACTCGCAAGTTCTTTACCAATTTTGGTAATTGCTTGTTCAATATCTTGTTCAGTAACTAGATATGCCATTTTTATGCCCCGTATTTCTTTTTATATTTTTCAAATGCTTCTTTTCGTTTGGACAGTCCATTGTCTCCGCCGTTAACAGACAATGTAACTTTGGCACAATCATGCCATTTATTACCCTTATCAATTCTATGCGCGATACCTCCAGCATATGCACCTTTAGGTAACTTACCATAAGCAGTAAACCAATAGAGAACGACTTTCCCTCCCAATTCTTTTGGTGCAACTAAATCTGGATTATCTACATACTTGTTACCAACGCCCATGAATGCACCAAATCCCGCATAGTTAGCTCTTCCAGTCAACTGTATATAACCCCTACCCTTATACTTTTGACCATCTCCAGGTTGCGTGTTACCAAGATCCTTGCGACCCTCGTATTGCTGTCCTGCATTTTTCCCAATTTCGGTAAACCATTTAAACCCACCAGTTTCGACATAACATTGTGCCATGATTGCTGCCTTTGCAGTCATGCTCCAATTTTTGAAGTTACCTTTATTCGCTTCCAGTAAGTTCTCCAGATATTCTTCAGCGTCTTTGGCATTACCAGCAGGTTCTTGAATATCTCCTGGACTTGATGTTGCACTATCACCAGATTGTCCAGATCCATCACCTGTTCCACCATCATCACATCCAGTTCCGCGAAGACCTCCAGGAATTGCACCGACGGTTCCAAAGAACATGGGATGCTGCCCATCTTCACCATCAGCGAAGAAACCTACGCACCAAGATCCTTCAACTGCACCAGTTGGAGACCAACCAACACCAGAAGTTCCTGCTGAATTGGCAGGCATAACTGGAATCGCCCAAGGTAAATCCTCGGAAGGTAGTTCTTCTTTGTCATCTGTATGATATCCAAGAATTCTTATTTTACACCGACCGAGTCGAAGCGGATCGTCACGATCTTCGACTACGCCGAACCACCAATAAAAATTTGCATTGTTGTTAGAAGTAAAATTGTCCATAATTAACTCGCCACTATTTGATTAACACGTTTCAAGACTGCAGGATAACTCTTAGGATGAAGTCCATCGCCGCTCGGGAATTCTTTTAAATCGACTGTCTTATCACCATATTTAGATGCAACACTTTGAATCTTTTGTGCCAAGGTTCTATCATATGGAAGAATCCAAACAACTTTCTTAGATTGTGCCTTGATTGACTCTCTCAACGCTGTTGCATTATCTGTGGTTTTAGCATTCGGGTAACCCTTATCATTTGATCCCATTGAGATAACAGTATAATCAGAACCACCCTTTGAAGAATAATTCTGTTTAATCTTATCCGTATTCCACCCAACAGTTGCGTTTGTTGTTGCATCTTTTGCAGATCCACCAAGTCCAACTGCAATACTGTCACCAATAAACGATCCCTTACCAACTGGTTTGTTGGTAGGAGGTGTAGCATTGGGATCTTGGGTGTTTGTTGGGGATGAAGTTTGAGGTTTCGATCCTGCGTCTTCTCCTGTTGTTTCCGTTTCGGTAATATCGAGAAGCGCATTCGCATAAGAATCTTTTGAAAGTTCCAAAATCATATTATGGTGGAAAGGAGTAATATGATGGTGAATTGCTGTTATCATAAAGAATCCGCTGACAAGAGGATCCCACAATACTCTGGATGTTTCTGCCGTGTCTTCAGACTTAGGAGTTACGGATGGATAAAAAAATCTCACAATTTTTCCTGCCTCACAATCTGTTCTACCAGGAACGTCAATTGAAATTTTCATAGTTGACATGTCCATTAACGCACTATTTCTCTGCCCAATAAAATCTTCAGGAGCAAGATCGACTGAAGTTTGAGTGCTATCCAACACTCCAGGATTAACAGTTGCTAGAAAATTCTTGGTGTTATATGACCGCATCACATTGATCGGGAACAGCGAATGATACTTCTTAGTCTCGTCTTCAATATATTTATTTTCTTTACCTGGAGCATATTTGTATGTTTCTAAGTGCTTATACTCATCGAATTGAAACCCATGATCATAAACCCAATGTTTGTGTTCTTTTTTGATTAAATCAAAAGTATATACGCTGTTCACAAAATGTCCCAAATCTTGGGATTTAAGAACATCTAATTGTGACAAGAATTTCATATCCTTGACTGTAGCGTATCCTTGACTCAGTGAATTTGATTGCCTTGTATCATTCAATTGTGTGTTATAGATAAAATCGGAATAAATCAAATTATTTGTCATTTGCACGTCAATCAATGCTTCGATCGATGCGAAATAAAATGCCTTAGTTGTTTCGTAGAACAAGAAAGTCGGCGAGTCGTGCTTCGAACCAAGCGATCGTTTAGCCAACCAATTTAGAATTTTCATTGGACTCCACATTGGCGAAACAAATGCAATGCGAGAAGTGTGGGGAGTGTCTGAAATAAATAGTGGGGTATACTTTTTATTTGTATCTTCGCTAGTTGTATTAGGGTTTTCAGATTTATCGCCTTCTGGCGAATCCATAGAAGTCTTCGAACTAAAAATTCTGGGAATCTGAAAAAATTCTTCATAAACTTGCAGGGCGATTTCATCTGTCGACCCTTCGAATTTTCTAGATACTTTGGCAACATTGTCTAATGATGCTTCCATCGAACAAAAATGTATCGTATAGAATTGTTCTCTGTCTGCATTTAGTTGGCGATTTTTAATCGCGTAAACAGAAAACGATTTTTGAATCTTGTTTATTGCATCTTTAGCATCTGGTTCTGCGAATCCAGGAGTTACGATATCTAGAGTTACGACTTCATCACCGACTAATGGTAATTGCCCAATAAGATTCAAGGAATCTCTTATGACAATATTTCCAGTAAGAGAAGGCGAAAACATATCTTCAAAAACGTTAATCTCCACAACGAACGGTTTTAAGTCAAGTGTTTCGTTCGACAAAGTTGTCATTTCAACTTTGTGTATTAAGACATCTCCTGGACGAACGAGGTCTTTTAGATCTCTTGGTTTATTATCTTTAGGTGTAGTTGTTTCAGTCATTTTTATCTAACAAGATTTGTGTATGATGATATAAATTCTGCCAAAAATTCAGGTCTAAGAATTTTAATTTCTCTCTTTGCATAATTCAGTTCTTCTTCATGTTGGAGATTTGTTATTGCCTCAATGACACCATTTGCCAAATCTGCTGCGTCATAATCTACAATTAATTTATCGCCATCTGTAGTTCTGTAATGGTGTACCTCGTAGATTCCCGTTGGTCCATATTTCTTTTTTGCATATTCAATGAGGTCGGCATCAAACATAGGCCATTCTTTTCTCACATCAACAATCTCATTCATAACTAGAATGATCCAATGATAGTCTGCTCGTCCATAAAATTTATCTGCAACGTGCTCAGGAGTAAACCCATCAGGAATGGTAACTTCCTGCAGAATAGCATAGTTGTTGGAGAACATATCAACAGAAACTCTTCTGAAGATGTCAGTTATTGTTTTCGTTTCGCCATTTGGCAAAGTTACTAGCAACGATGGATATAATGTAAATAACATTAGAATCCTTTCTCAATTCTATCGGCAGTCAGAGTTTCGAGTTCTGTAAACTCTAAACGAATTGTCGCTTCGGTTGGCATACCATCGGAAAATGTAGTATATCCTTCTGCGCCATAATCAATTGCCATGTTAGTCAATGCGCAGTTTGATATTTTTCTCACAAATTTATTTTCTTCACCATTGTGATAGTAAATAATCAAAAATTCTGATGGGTATGATAAAAATAATCCAGATTTACTTTTTGTTGGATGCATATGTCTAAGAAACGTTGGGATAATGCCTTCTTTTGGTGAATTTGGTTCGCCAAAAATCTGCACTGCCTCGTCTCTGTTTCTCGGAGAAAATCTATAATCAAATAGGAATTTTCTGAATCCCATGGAACGGAACAATTGTTCTTTATATGGGTTTTCAACTTTCTTGGAAGTTGCCTCAACCACATTTTGCAACCCCTGGAATCCAGTCAATCCTGCAAGTTTGGATGCCTTTCTCATTGCATAATCTGAGAGTTCGCCTGCAGAGAAATTCATTTGACCTGCTGCCAATGCACCAACTATACCACCGAGATCTCCCTGATCCCAGTTGGCAGTATATGCGGCAGAAACTTTCTCGGATACATGCAGTATAATTTCATTGTCACCAAATACAAGACGTTGTTCACCTGCCAATCCTGCTTGCGCCAATCCAAAAAGTGCACCAGCACCACCACCGAGAGCACCACCTTTAAATGCAGAACCCAATTGTGTTGCGACGCTTGTTACTGCAGACATCTGTTCTGCACCGTCTGCGCCAGATGATCCTCTACCACCCGCATTACTTAATGCTTTGCCGATGCCAATTGCTGCACCAGCCAAGGCACCAGCAGCAGCAGTTGCGGTAAGATTATTTTGCGGATCCGCTCTATTTTGATCAGATTGATCAAAGATAATCCCAGAGGATCCCATTCGTTTTCCATATGGTGAAGATTCTCTGACAAGTGGATAAAACACAACATAGTGCGGAAATTCCGGATTGACACCAACGTCGAGAGGATATTTGTATGATCTACTGTTTGGAACAAGTCCCTCATTAAGAGGATTTCCAATTTCGGTAAGCAGAGTATCTCTGTTAAATCTGCTTTTTGGTGGTTCAGAACTTGCTGGTGCTTGTGGTTTCACTGCTCCGCTAGTTTGCTGAGTTTGTGTTGCTGGCGATGAAGCAGGAGTGTCAGCCATGTTCGAATAAATATCCTATTAAGTATAGAGTTTGGAATATTTATATGAGTTATGGCAAGGAAACTTTGAAAGGTCTGTATAAAATACAGAATCCAAAGAAATATATTGGCAATCCAAACAATATTGTTTATCGCTCCAGTTGGGAACTGAAATTCATGAAGTGGTGCGATAACAACGACAACATATTGGAATGGGGATCTGAAGAGTTGCCCATACCGTATATCTCTCCTTTAGATAATCGAGTACATAGATATTTCGTGGATTTTTATATCAAGGTTCAAGAAAAAAGTGGTGTTACAAAGAAGTATCTGGTTGAGGTAAAACCGCAGAAGTTTACTAAAGAACCCAAAGTTCCTGCTAGGAAAACAAAGAAGTTTCTACAGGAAGTTATGCAATGGGGTGTAAACCAAGCAAAGTGGAAATTTGCTACTGAGTTTTGTGAAGATAGAGGATGGAAATTCATCATCCTAACTGAAAAAGAGTTGGGAATCCGTAATAAATAAGAAGGAGAATATCTATGGCAAAAGCAAAATCTGGTGGCGGAAATACTAAAATTTCCTTTACTAATCAGAAAAAGGGCAAAACCACAATCGGTGGTAGTTCCTCTTCGATAAAGTTTTCAACCATGAATAAACGTAAACGTGCAAATTATAAAGCATACAGAGGACAAGGTAGGTAATTGGCAAATCCGTTTCAGAGACTTCGTGCCAAGGCAGGTGATGGACAAAAGTCCATGGATTGGTATATGAACAATGTGAAAAACCTCGTTGGCGCGAGGTTGTCTCAGAGCAGCGTAATGAAATCAGATATCGGTGAATTGAAAACCAATATCGAGATTGGTTCAATGTATCTGTATTTCTATGATCCAAAGTTGAAGGAAGAACTTCCTTTCTATGATACCTTTCCGTTGGTGTTACCATTCGGTCCAGCAAAAGGTGGATTCTATGGAATCAATTTACATTACCTACCTTACCTGCTACGAGCACAAGTTCTTGGTGAATTGTTAGATTACAAGACAACCAAGACATATTCTGAAACAACCAAGTTACGTATGTCATACAATCTATTAAACAACTTGAAGAATGCGAATGAGGTCAAACCGTGTATCAAACATTACTTGACCAACCACGTTAATTCACAATTCATGAAAGTCAACCCTGAAGATTGGCAAGCAGCAATATTCTTGCCGATCGAGAACTTTGTGGGTGCCACAAAAGAACAGGTATTCAGAGATTCTAGGAGCAAATTTTAATGGTGCAGGCATTCCACAGTATATCAGATTTCATCTCACAAGTCAAGAAAACTGACTTAGCAAGATCTAATAGATTTGAGGTAATGTTCAATTATCCACAAATTATGCAAAGTCATTATACTTCACAGGGAGAATCTCCAAAAATAATCTCCATGATGGTGGAAGATATAATTTTTCCTGGATTGCTTATCGGAACGAGAGCATATAGATTGAACAATTTAAATTATCCACGTGCAACGTCTATTGACTTCGGTGGAGATTCGATCTCAATGACATTTTTGGTTGATGCATCGTGGACTGTTAAAGACTTTTTTGGAGACTGGATGCGGCAAATTGTTAACCCAGTAACAAGATATGTCGAATATCCAGACGATTATGTTGCTGATATCGACTTGGTGGCATTGAACAACAAAGATGAAGTTGTTGTTCAATGGAGAATTGAGGGTGCATTCCCGAGATCATTAGCACCAATTCAAGCATCTGGAACAAATGCACAAGTTTTACGCATGCCTGTAACTTTCACATATAAAAATTGGAGAGCAATTGGCGGATATGACCCAGAAGGTAATCCAATGCAATTTTCAGCGGAAGGTCAACCAGATGGATTTCCGGAAGATATAACTGAAGAAGACGACGTCGTAATTTAAACAATATAATTATTTGGAGAATATAATAATGATTCCCGTGTTAGAAACACCTACTTTTGAAATTGAAATTTATTCAAAAAATCTAAAGGTCGAATTTCGACCATTCCTCGTCAAAGAAGAAAAACTTCTAATAATGGCGCAAGAATCTGGTAATAAATCAGATATTCTTAAAGCAATGCAAGATGTGATTACTGCTTGTAGCAAAGGAGCAGTTAATGGTAAAGAACTTCCATTCTTTGATTTACAAAACATATTTGTAAAATTGCGCTCGCAATCGATTGGTGGTAGTTCTGAATTCAATTTAATTTGTGGCGAATGTAGTCACAGAACTCCATTCGAACTCGATCTATCAACCATAGAACTACAGATAACAGAAAATCATAGCAACAAGATCCAATTAACCGATGATATTGGTGTGATCATGAAGTATCCTGCCGCTGAGACATTAATCCAGGATGACTTAAAAGTATTCGACATCATGGTCGCGGCGATTGATGCGATTTATACTAAAGAAGAAATTTTCTCAACAAACGATGAACCAATCGAAGAAGTGATTAAATTTGTTGACGGTCTGACCTCTGAGCAGTTTGAAAAGATTTCAGAATTCTTCAAAACTGCACCAAGAGTCGAGAAGGTTATTGAATACAAATGCCCGAAATGCGAGACTGAAAATGTCGTGGTAATTGATGGACTAGAAAGTTTTTTCGGGTAACCCTTTCCCATGACAATTTGATGAATTTCTATAAAACTAATTTCATATTGATGCACGAGCATAAATATAGTTTAACCGAATTAGAGAATATGATACCTTGGGAAAGGGAAGTGTATATTGGTTTATTGCTGACCCACTTGAAGAAAAAACAAGAAGAACAGAATCAAGGATAATTAAACTCCATGTTGCCAAATATTGAACAAGAAAATACTAAGAAGGGTGCGCAGAAACTGACACCCGAACAACGAGACGAAATTCTCGTTAAAGTTCTTGAATCTGTTAGCACGGAGTCAATGAAGTCTGTTTCTGATACATCAGTTGCAAGAATCGTAACTGATTTTGCAAAATCAATAGAACTTGCAAACAAAGATCTAGTAGAAAATCTTGTTGATGAAGACAAAACATTATTGAAGGATGTAGTAAAAGAAATCAGCAAACTTCAAGGTAAAAATTCTGAAGATTTAAAAAGACTTGGAGAACTTGCCGAAAAGATACTGCTTTCTGCAGATAAATCTGGCAACGAGAAACTAAAGGGTGTCGGCGAACGATTAAAAGAATCTGTTCTGCAAGAAAAATTTAAGGACGCAAACGCCACACTTACGGGTGATCAGGATACATTCAAAAATCGCTTTATGCGTAATGTCACAGGAAAGACTCCTGCTGAAGCAAAGGTGCAAGGGACTAGCATATTTGGATCCGTCTTGAAAGACTTTTCATATGGATTCAGAAAAGGTCTTGGTGACAGTTTTGTCAAGGATGAAGAGAGAAGAGAAAGAATACGAGCAAAGGCAGATTACGAGAACAAAAAAGTTGCTCTCGCTGAGTCCAGCGCCAGTGATTTTGGAAAAATATTAGATTCCGTAAACTCACCCGACCAAGATAAATTTGAAACAGGTGGTGGAGAGCAAACAACAAGTTTATCGAATCCAGACAGCAAACCTGATACATCTTCGAGAAGCGATGATCAAGAATTAAGAGCAGGAATACGCGACACTGATCCTGCATTTAGCAGAAGTGCTACTGATGGTATTGATCCATGGGAAACTCGTTGGGCAGAACTCATGGACACCTTAAACAAAATCAAAGACTGTGTTTGCACATGCCAATGCACAGGGAATAATGATGTTGGTCCAGATATAGATCTTCCTGACCCACGAAGAAGACCTGCGCAAAGACAAAGAGCAAGAGTAAGAGGCAGAGGAACTGGTATTCTTGCTGCTGGTGCTGCTGCGGCCGCTGGGTTGGCAGCAGGTGCAGTTGGTGCATGGGATTGGGCAAAGGGTAAACTTGGGTTCGGCGAGTCAACCGTCGGTGCACCCGAATCTATGCCAGCATCAAGAACTACACCGAGCGCTCCTGCGAACGACGTAACTCGAGTTCCAGGTCAAACACCAAAAGCTGTTCCAGGTCAAACACCCAAAATTGTTCCAGGTCAACAACCAAGCAGAACCTTACCAACTCCTGCGAATGACCCAGGAGTAAAAATTCCTCCGGCTGCCAATGATGATGACAGAATGGTCGAGGAGCAAAAAAAGAGAGTAAACGAACGTCCTTCATACGAAGGTCCATCGAACGACGAAAAAACTCCACCAAAAAAACCAGGAACTGCAGAACCTTCTACAAGAACAAGACCAAATGTTCCTACTGCTGCAAATGATGGTCCAGCAGCAAAACCCAAAGGTGGTTTCTGGTCCAGAGCATGGGATAAAGTAAAGGGTGCTACTGGAATAGGTAAATCTGGTGCAGGTAAACTCGGTGCAAAGGCAGCAGGTAAGTCGCTATTGAAAAAAATTCCAGGCGTAAGTATACTTGCTGGTCTTGGGTTTGGTGCACAAAGAGCATTGCAAGGGGATTTTGTTGGCGCAGGATTAGAAGTCGCGTCAGGAGCAGCAGGAACTGTTCCGTTTTGGGGAACAGCAGCTTCAATAGGAATTGATGCTGGATTGGCAGCGAGAGATCTCAATGCGCTTCCTGACAACACACCTACAACTGCAGCAAATTCTGCTCCTACTTCTTCCTTAGCATCTACTGCAGCAACAGGTGCTGCTGGTGCTGCTGGTGTTAAAGTGGCAACAGGTGCTGCTGGTGCTGCTGGTGTTAAAGTGGCAACAGGTGCTGCTGGTGCCACGAAAAAACCGAGCATGTTCAATAGAGCTGTGAATAGAGTTATGGGTTCTGCGAAAAACATGCCTGCTAAAGCATCTTCGTTCCTTGGTTCCGCTGGAAGAAAATTAGGAACTGCAGGAAGATTTGCTGGTAGAGTATTGGGTAAAGTTGCTTTACCGCTCGCAGCAGGTATGGCAGCATACGACGCATACAAAGGTTTTAATGCAGATGAAAAGGCAACAACAGGGCAAAAATTCCTCAACGCAGGAAGAAATATTGCTAGTGGGTTGACCTTTGGGTTGGTCGATAGTACTGAAGAAAAAATGGCATCTGGTGAATATTCTGGTTCACAAATTAAACCAGTTGGTAAGACTGCAGGATTGGAAACTGGAAGAAATCTAGATGGTGCAGTAATTGAACGTGGAACTGATATGACTGCTAAATCTGCTGCGCCAGTTATAAACGTACCACCGCCAACAGTAATTCAAGCACCTGCCAATACACAGCAATCCCCTGTGTTCGGTTCTGGTAGAGATTATATCAACGCAAGACCAACTGATAGCACGTGGTTAAGATTCCAAGAAAAAAGAGCAGTGGCATAATGAAATGGGGGAGCGAAACGCTCCCCCAAGTTTTTAGTCATCAGCGAGACTCGAGAAGTAACTCATCGTGTCATCGTCACTGTCTTCCTTCCAAGGTGGACTGTCATCTGTTGTCTTAGCAGCAGGTGCATTTCGCATCTTGGTTTCAACGAACAGTTCGTCTTCAGCATCAAGCGGATTAACCTTCTCCGCAGTTGCCATACGCGAACCACCACCTGTTAGAACAGCATTCATCTTCGCCTTCAGTTCATCATATGACTTGAAGTTCGAAGGATCGAGGAAGGTAGCAAGCGAATGCGCACCCTTCCAGACCTGCTCCAACTTATCCTCATCATCATCAAGAGGAGTTGGACCGTCGAATTCTGACTTATCGTAGTTGCGATAACCTTCGACCTGACGAATGCGCAACTTGAAGTTAGCACCTTCCCAAAGGTCGAATGGGTTAACTGGTTTCTCATCTTCAAACGTTGGTTGCATTACATCCTTGATCTTGTCAAAGATTTTCTTACCATACTTGTAGAGGAATACCTTACCTTCATTCTCTGGATTTGCGGGATCGCGAATTACCAGAACGTTGGAGATGTAAGAAAGACGACGCTTTTGCTTACGAGCGATTTCCTTATTCGCTTCGATACCTGAGTTCCAAAGTTCGGAATTCAGTTCGCCGACGGGATCTGGTTTGTTGATTGTGGTCAACGAGTTTTCGATATACCACTTACCAGTTGGACCCTGGAAACCATGATCAAAAACGCGAACCCAAGGAAGTTCCTCACCTGCTGGAGCAGGGAGAAAACGCAGGACTGCCTGACCATTACCTGCCTTATCGACAGTTGGTTTCCAGAAGCGATCGTCGTCGCCACGCTTTTCATTTGATGGATTTGCGATTGACTCAACTGCCTTCATGAGTGAGTCGAAGTTTCCGCGATTCTTACGAAGTTCGGATAGTGAATTAATAGACATATTTGTATTTCCTTATATTGCGATGTATGTTTAATATTTGCGGTTTGTATTATAATCATCGTAGTCATCATACTCTTCAGCATCATTACTACCTGAGTATTTATACAGGTTCTTACGGTGTTTATTTGATTTATCAACACCTTTACGTACTTCTCTTACTTTTGGTTCATCATTGCCCCAATAGTCCCTGCTTCTTGAATTACCCATTTAACAGACCACTTGGCCTTTCTCCTTGATCCATAGTTGAGAGAATTTCGACCGATCGATTCGAACGAACGGACGATACTTAATTATCAAAAGATTTAAATCATTCCAGATAAAATCATTCAACAATTCAGTATTTAGATTATACCTGAAATCTAGTAGTTTGTCAAGTATAAT